CCTAGGACGGAGATAATTATAGAACCTGCTGAATAACTTTCGTGTTAAGGAGTATGTTGTGGAGAGAATGACAAGGAGAGAATTCATTGCTTATCTAGAAGCTCTAAAAAAAACAAACAAACCTCAAATCGAAGAAAAGCCTACACCGGAGCAAGTAGCTTGGTGTTATTCTATGAAAGGCCAATCTTATCCAAAGACGCTAGCGTCAAAGACACTCGTGTCGGAAAACATAATTAGAACAAAACAGAAGTCAGGCCAAAAAGTACCAGATTATCCATATGAACTAACGGATAATGAACTTGGTATTGATTTAAAAGATAAGCCTACACCTGAAGATGTAGCTCGTTATGGAACAATGAGAGGGCAACCTGGTCATTTTGTAACTATAAGACCAGAAGATAGAACACCGTTACAACAGCTGGTGTATGTAAGAAACTTGCGCTATCGTACAAAGTTTAAAGAAAAAAGAGCTCTTAAGAACATCGAAAAACTAGAAAAAAAGATCGAAGGCCTAAACCCTAACATATATCCAAGACTTTATGTTAAGATAAATCGCAGTATAAAAAAGAATAAGGATCTTTTAGAAAAGATGTTAGAAGTTAAAAGAAAATATAACTTTTAGTGAGTGAGGAATGATGGCAGTTAATACACATGTTCAAAATAATCTTGTTAAAAATACTCGTATTAAAAATACTCGTATTAAAAATACTCGTGTTAAAAAAAATAACACGAGTATTTCTAATACTTTTGTCAGAAAAGTGAAAAGAGTCCAACCTAACATACCAAAAGCAAAACCTTTAAAGCAATTCACAAAGTACCCTGATTTTAACAAAAAGTTCAGAAATGTATTCCTATGTGAGGGAGAAGGTGAGTATAAAAGCCATGTTCTAGAGTATATTGCAGCAATTATGATTTTATGGGCTAATCATACACCAGAAAGATACAACTTCTTCGAATTTCTTAACCTTCAGGAGATTGCTTTTAACAGTCTTAAAAACTGGGTAGATAGATGTCCAAAGTTAGAGCAAGCAAGAGATATAACTTTTCAAATTATAGCTGCAAATAGAGAGCGTGAAGCACTTAGAGCAAGCCCAGATGGTGTAGCATTTAAACACATGCAAGGCTTTTATTCTGATCAATGGAGTGGACGAGAAATAAGCCTAGCTAAACTTAAGGCAATGTCTGATGCTCCAACCGTTACAAAAGACGATTTTAAAGCTATGGTCAAAGATATTTTAAAGCCGGTAGAGTAGAATGGCATTAACTTTAGGAGAGAATGAACTAAACTGGATAGGTAAGAATAAGGCAGAAGCTAAGATGAAAACCAATTACAAGATGATTCCATGCAAGGAAGAAAGTGTTAATTGGGATACAACTAATAATATCTTTATTGAAGGTGATAACTTAGACGCACTTAAATTGCTTCAAAAAGAATACACCAATAAAATAAAGATGATTTACTTAGACCCACCTTATAATGTAAACGTAAACTCCAATTATAATGATAAGATGCCACAGAGCGAGTGGCTAAGCTTTATGTATAGCCGCTTAGTACTAGTTCGTAACTTGTTAAGATCTGATGGTATTATGTTTATTTCTATTTCTGAAAAGCAGCTCGCTGTACTCAAGCTAATATGTAACGAAATATTTTATCCTTCTCATTTTATGGCAACTCTTATTTGGCGAAGAAGGACTCCAGCGGGGGTAAGCACTACTGGGATATCTTCAGACCATGAATACATTCTTTGTTACGAAAAGAAAAAAGCTAAATTACTTGGTACTAAGAGAACTTTTAAAAAATATTCTAATCCTGACAATGATCCAAGAGGTGTTTGGGTTAGATGTAAATGCACTATATCTTTAACTAGTAAATCACGTCCTAACCAATGTTATGATTTTATAAATCCAGATACTGGAAAAGTTTTTAAAGGGAATCCTAATAATATTTGGCGTTGGATAAAATCTACTATGGATAGAAAAATAAAAAACAAAGAGGTTATATTTCCAGAAAATGGAGAGCCATATCTAAAAATATTTAAATCTAAGGCTAAAACATTGTATTCTCCAATGATATCTATTCTTAAGGGTATTGGTATTAATGCAGAAGGGACTAGGACCATAAAGAAGTTATTGGGTTTACGAGCATTTTCTTATACAAAGCCTGTATCTTTGATGCAATGCTTAATAGAACAATCTACAAAAGATAACGATATTATATTAGATATATTTGCAGGCTCTTGTACTACAGCACATGCCGTAATGAAATCAAATTACGAAAACTCTTCAACTAATAAATTTATAATGATTCAGAGCCCAGAAAAAGATCTTTCTAATTATAACTTTGGAACTATAGCCAATCTTGGCCGTCAAAGGATAATAAAGGCTGGTAATGAAATTAAAAACTATAACCCTATGTTCTACCCAGATATTGGCTTTAAGACGTTTAAACTAGAGGTAGTGTAATATGCTTAAAACTTCCAAGGTAGATCTTACTAGGAACGTAGAAACTAGGTTAAAACTCAATTCCGTCTCTTTTAGGTCTTACCAAATACCCATTATAAGAGCGATAGAGAATGATGGGTATAGAAGAGCTGTAGTTCTCTTGCCCCGTCGCGCAGGGAAAGATTTTTTATGCTTACAAATAGCATTGAGACAAGCCTTGAAGAAAACGTGCACCATATTTTACATATTTCCTACATATTCAAACGCCCGAAAAGCCATCTGGGATGCTATAACTATAGATGGCAAGAGGATGCTTGATTTCTTTCCTGATCAAATTTGTAAGAAGAACTCTTCTGAGATGAAGATTACTTTTATCAACTCTAGTGTAATACAATTCATGGGGTCAACAGAATACGATAGACTTCGTGGTACTAATCCATTTATGGTCATTTTTTCAGAGTATGCATACCAGAATCCAATGGCATATCAGACAATTAGGCCTATTTTAGCAGCCAACAAAGGTATTGCTATCATGATATCTACAACTTTTGGGAAGAACCACTTCTATGACTTATATCAATTAGCTAAATATTCAGATGATTGGTTCTGTTATAGGAAAACGATAGAAGAAACAATGCACATAGATGACTTATCACTTGCACAAGAACGTGCTCAAATGTCAGAAGATATGTTCCAACAAGAATACTATTGTAGCTTTGATAGAGGTGTGTCTGGAGCTGTATTTGCGAAGATATTGAACGAACTAGCTCTTAATAATAAGCTTTCAACAGTACCATGGGAGAGGTCGTTTCCTGTAAATACAGCATGGGACATTGGATATGCGGATTCTACAGCCCTGGTATTTTTTCAGGTTATAGGAACCGTAATACATATTATTGATTATTATGAAAACAATCAGCATTCATTAGATCATTACATAAAGTATTTAGATACTAAACCATATAAGTACGGTAAACACATTGCACCTCATGATATGGCAAACCATTCATTCTCAACTGGGGTATCTAGAATAGAAATGGCAGCTACTCTAGGTGTAGACTTTATAGTAGCACCTAAGTTACCAATACAAGATGGAATTGAAGCATCTAAAGTTGCTTTGGCTAAGTGCTATATTGATAAGGATAAATGTAGTGAACTTATTAAGAACTTTAACCTTTACAGGTATGAATGGGATGATAGAAGACAGATGTATAAGAATACTTTTTTCCACGGCCCTGAATGCTTTACTGGTGACCAAAAAGTACTTACCCCGAATGGCGAAGTTCCTATCAAAGACATTAAGATTGGTGATGAGGTTATCACTCCTTTAGGCATCAGAAAAGTATTGAAGAAATTTAAAAGAAAAACTTCTAAGTTAGTTAAAATAAAGACTGGATTTTCTGAAATTATAACTACAGCTGGACATGAGATATTTACCATTGATAGATTTACTTATGCTAATACGTTAAGGTATGGAGACATATTAGAACCGTATAGTAAATTTAGGAGTTATTTATGGAAAAAGATATCTGGATTTTATACAAAGGAACAAGGTATAAAAGGATTCAAGAAGATTATCTCATCTCAGAAGACGAATCGTCGGTCATGTTTAATGGATATATTTATAGATGGAATGCCACAAAATACTACATGGGAAAACACGGTAAAAAAGACGATGGAACCGCCTATGCAGGTAAAACACATAATAGGGATAAGATCAATAAATATGGACACACAACACTACAAAGGCATATTTGGGAAAGATATAAAGGTGAAATTCCTGAAGGATACGTTATTCATCATGTTGACGGGAATTCGCGAAACAACGATATCGATAATCTCAGGTGTGTCGCAGCGAAAGAACACGGAAGATTGCATGCTACAAGGCCAGGTTCATGGAGTCAGTCTCAAGGGTGTAAGGACAATCTCAGAAAACAATCAGACAAAGCAAAAGAATGGCACAGAAGCGAAGAAGGTAGGGCGTGGCATAGAGAACATGCAAAAAAAACACTGCCTGCTGTCATGGGTATTAAATATAAAAAAATATGTGAATTCTGTAATAAGGAATATGCAGCTAAACAAGCATGGCAAATGTACTGTTCAAATTCGTGTAAGCAAAGACAAAGGACTAAATCGCGCAAGGACTTTGAAGCAAGAAATTGTATTATTTGTGGCAAAGAGTTTAAATGTGATAAATATGCTAAGACGCAAACATGTTGTAAAAAGTGTGCAGTCTGTTTCACTAAATACACCAAAAGAGGTTTACGACCTAACAGTTGAGGATGATCATTGTTATTATATTAACGGATACTTAGTTTCGAATTCGCATGCTGTAGACGCATTTAGAATGCTTGCTGTTACATTACCAATGGTAGCAACTGGAACGTCACCAGAAGCGCTTAATGATAGGTATAATAGGGCTGTAAATGGTAGTAATGGTAATATGCCGCTTATGTTTAGATAAAAGTAAGGAAGAATATGAAGGATAGATACAATTGCAATGATGTTAGAATAATTAAAATATTATCTCTTTTAGAAGTTATTCTTTTAGTTATTTGTTTTTGTTTGGTTGGTAAGCCTCTATTTAATAGGGAGAATTTTTTTGTTTTTATTGTAACTGTGTTCTCTATTTATTTATATATAATAACATTAAAAAGTTTAAGATTTTAATTTCATGGAGTAGTAATGGCAATATTTCCAAAGCGCGTGTTTCCTAAGGATGCACCACAGTTTTATTCTGAAAAAGGTGAACATATAAAGAAAACTATGGAGGACTTCTATATAACAGCAAGCGCTCCTAATTTAGATTACTGGAGTGAAGCTTCTATAGACGCTAGATTTGAAGCTGGTGATCAAGATGTATACTTTGAGCTCCACCCTGAAATTCCTTCTGCTTTTAGGAAGCAATTTAGTTTTAATAGAATCAGACGTATAACTAACATGATATCTGGATTTCAATCACGTAATAGAAATGCAACAATCGTTGTACCAGTAGAAAATGGTGATCAGGAAACAGCAGATCAGTACTCAAAAATCATGAGCCATATAAACCGTAAGCAACAAGTCCTTGAAACAGTATCAGATGCCTTTAACGGCGCTATAATATCAGGCATGAGCTTATTACAAGTCTGGAACGATTATAGAACAGACCCAGTTTCAGGTTCATTAAAAGTAGATAATTGTGCTTATAACACATTTCTTATAGACCCATTTTTTAAGCGAACAGATCTTTCTGATTGTAATAATATTTGGAAACGTTCTTACTTAACCAAAAATCAAGTTAAATCTTTAATGCCGGACAATAAGGGTGAGATAGAATCACTCTCCTTAATGTTTGCAGATGATAAATTTGGTTTTATGCCGGAAACTAATGATCGTAATCGTAAGAACCTAATGTCTTATGACGAGTTCTACTACTTAGACTCACGTAAACAAAAACTATTAATAGACACCACTACTGGTGAAACAATGGAATGGAGAAATGAAACAGAAGTAGGCGAACAAGAGCTAGCTGAATTCTTACGTTTATATCCAGACCTAACCGTAGATGATCAAATGGTACAAACCGTTAAATTGGCTATTCTTGTAAACGGTTCACTTATGTACGATGGTGAAAATCCACTAGGCATAGATCGCTATCCCTTCATTCCGGTACTAGGGTACTTTAGACCATCTTTGCAATCATATTCAATGAGAGTCCAGGGAGTAGTGAGAGGTCTACGTGACGCACAGTTCTTATATAATAGGCGTAAAGCTATAGAAGATGACATTCTTTCTTCTCAGGTTAATTCTGGTTACATTTATAAAGAAAATGCATTAGTTAATCCAGACGATGTCTTTATGTCTGGACAGGGTAAGGGAATTGCTTTAAAGACAACTGCACAGATGACAGATGTTGTACCAATACAGCCTGGTCAAATACCACCATCTATGTTGCAGTTTTCAGAACAGTATGCAAAAGAGATAATGGAAATTTCTGGTGCAAATGAAGAAATGGTTGGTAACGAAGCAAAAGACATTTCCGGTTTTCATTCAATGTTAAGAACTGAGTCTGGTAAGGTAGTATTACAACCTCTTTTCGACAACCTAGATCGTGCACAAAAGTTGTTAGGTTCTGTAATGCTTGAAGCTATTCAGGCTAACTACACACCAGGTAAGGTTAAGAGAATTATAGAAGAAGAACCAACTGAACAATTCTACAATAGGGCCTTTGGTAAGTACGATGCAGCTATTGAGGCTGGATTTGACACTGCTACACAGCGTCAAGCTGAATTCGCGCAGTTATTACACTTAAAGGAAATTGGTATTCCTATTCCTGATGAAACAATTATTGAAGCTGCTACTCTTCAGAACAAAGGTAAACTTACTGAAGCTATACAAAAATCACAAGAACAAGCACAACAACAACAACAGAAACAAGAAGAATTTCAACAAAGATTACAAGAAGCACAAGCAAACCTTGCTAATGCTAAAGTTGAATCCGATCTATCATTGGCTAAGGAAAGAGATTCTAGAGTCTTCTCCAATATTGGCTTAATGGAAGAACGACAAAACGAATCAGAAAAAGATAAGACACAAGCGCTCCTTAACCTTGTTAAAACAATGCAAGAGATAGACGACATCGATCTTAACCAACTGTCTAAACTCATTCAACTTTCACAGGTAGTTGGCGATGCAGGAAATAGTAAGGTAGAAGCAATTGGTTCAGCTATAAACAAAGGAGCAACTAAGGACGTTCCTAATGTTCCTACACAAAAAAGTATGATGCAAAATGCACCCCAACAACCCTCGGGTTCACAACCCTCGGGTTCACAACCTATGGGTTCACAAGGTGGACCTAGAGATGGGTCAGGACCTGCAGGCCCAGGAGGTCAATAATGAATTATAAGAAAATGTTATTAAGCATTAAGAATATGTTTTTATTCATTAGATTTTTTTTTAATAAGAAGATACGGTTTTTAAGGGAGCGTGATATTATTTTCAACTCGGGAAAAGATACGCCTAAGAAGATTAGATATGCAAATCATTTAATAAAGATATTGTTTTTATTATGTATTCTTCTTCTCTTTTTAGGGTGTTCCAAAGAGCTTGGAACAATAAAGCCGCTTTGTAGTGTAGAAGTGTTAAGTAGTACGACTCATGTTGGATTTAATTATCCAGTTATAAGGTATTCGTTATATTGATAAGGAGGAATCTATGAATTGCATGCGACCAAAAGGTAAAGGACGTGAGGTCTTTAATAAGATAATGGGCAAGTCTAATAAGAAAACACGTGTACGGAAGTCTAAATAATGTCTGTTAACACTGGTGTTAAGCCTGATATTAAGGATGGGTATGCTCCAATTGGGAAGCTCTACGTAGATGCACAAAATAAAAAGCATGAAACGGTAGAGCTTCGTGAGTTACAGCAAGAGTTCAACAAGGATTATATGGATAATCTTGAAAAGGCCGCTATTTTGGGTAAGAAAAGACATCCGGATGCAAAGGAATACTTTGTAGTTGTGCTTATGAAGCGTGAGCGCTTGATGATAAAGGTATTACGCAATTATTTTATAACTCGTGTTACTTGTCCAACTCCAGCTTATGATCAGACGGTTTATACGTTTAATCCTAAGACGGAGAACTTAAAGTTTTTGTGGGTTATTCCATCAAAAGATATATGCGAACGTATCTACTCTAATAAGTATTCATTAAATCACGTTCATGATCAACTTATGCCATATGTAGTAGATTTTATGGAAGGTAAATTACACCTTAAAGGATTTAGACTTAATTCTAAAATATATAAGAGGAACTTATGATAGAAGATAATGACGTTAACACAAGTGTTGATAACACAAGTGTTGATAACACAAGTGTTGACAACACAAGTGTTGATACTGAAGAATTAAATAGTGAGGAGACAACAGATGTTTCATCTAACGATACCGTTAATAGTGATAGCACTGACTCCGGTAGTGATAGCGTTGCTGATGGAGATGATCAACCCGATGGAGCTGGTTTATCTACCAAACCTGTGTCTACTGATAACTCTAACAATGATAGTGAACAGCAAAGAAATACGCAGGCTAATTTCAAAGCTTTACGACAAGCTAAAAAGCAAGCTGAGAAAGAGCGTGATGAACTTGCCTTACAAATCAAGGCTTTTAACTTATCGCGTAAAAGTGAAGTCGCAAGAACTAGCGATACGGAAGAAGATGATGTCTATGAAGATGATATGTCTAAGACTCGTAGAGAGCTTAAAGATCTTCAAAACAAAATCTATGCACAAGAAAACCAAATAAAGGCTAAATCTATAGAGGTAAAGCTTAAAACTGAATTCCCTGATCTTGAGGCAGTTGTCAACGAAGACAATATAGACACACTTAAAGCAAGAGACCCTAACTTCGCAAAGATAATCAACAGAGCACCTTCTGATCCAGATGAGCTTTATCAGCGCGCAGTGGCTGCATACACTCTTATAAAGAAGTATGGTATCTATGTTAAGGATGATCATGTTAAGGATAGAGCTAGAGTTGAGAAGAATATGGCTAAACCTAGACCTGCTCAATCAAGAACGTCTACTCCTTCTGAAGGTCTTGCTGATTTTGCTGACTTTGTAGGAATGGATGACCAAGAACGAAGCAAAGCGATACTTAAGTTGGCTAAAGAAAGAGCTAACTCATAAAAAGAACTATTTACGTACTACCCTTTCTCTGTAGGCTCAGGAAGCAATTCTTGGGCCTATTTTTATGTATAGATTTTATTCTTGCTATTCTTTCTTTTGCACTTTTTTTTATGCTACAATGCATTTAACGTAATAAGGCGTCGTTAACCTCCTATTCACTGTAGAGATTCTTCTCACACGGCCTCGTGAGCCTAGGACCGTACAAGAGTTTCGTCCGACTTATGTAAATTATGTTTTATTTTATATAAGGAACTTATCATGGCAATTAACACAATCACAAGCTTGCCTATTCCAGTACAGAAATATTACGACTCTGTGCTCCTGGCAACAGAAGATCCAACATTAATTCATAACCTATTTTCTTCACCAAAGTCACTTAAAGGTAAATCCGGTAACGTAATAAGAATGGAAAGATATAATCTTCTTGATACTAGTCCAGTACCTTTAGGAAACACGGGCATTACGCCTCCAGGACAGCTTTTGTCAAGCGTGTGGATAGACGCTCAAATCAGCTTTTTTGGTACATACGTAAAAATTAACGAGCAACTTCCTGTTACATCTGCATCTCCTGTAGTTAACCAAGCAACAATTCGTCTTGGTGAATCAATGAAACAAACAGAAGATCAATTGATTAGGCAAATGCTGGCTACAACGGCTACAGTCCTCTTTTCTGTTGGTGGAGCTAATGGCGATACACCTACTAATATGGCATTATCTGACATACAAGACGTTGTTAAGACTTTATTGTCTAACAGTGCAAGAAAAATGGGATCTATGATTGGTGGTTCTAATAAATTTGGAACGGCACCTGTTTCTTCTACATACGGAGCAATGTGCCACTCAGATTTATCTTCAACTTTAAGCAATCTTAATGGATTTACACGTACGCACCAATATCCTTCTCAAACAGATATTAAAGAATCTGAATGGGGTGCTGTTGATAACGTTAGATTCTTCTTATCTCCAAGAGGTTCTGTAAATGCTAATGCTTCAGGAGCAGGCGCTGATGTTTACAACACCTTTATTTGTGGTAAAGAAGCTTACGCTAACGTTAAATTAGACAACTATAAATCTAAGTTCATTTATCACGATGGTAGATTTGATGGTCCATTGGAACTCAACCAAACAGTTGGTTGGAAAATGTCTGAAGTTCCAGTTATCACCAATGATGCTTGGATTGTAAATCTTAAATCCACATTACTAAACTAATAAGGAGTGAATAATGGCTTACGATTCAATTATACAAACCGGTTCATTCACATCAGACGGAACTAACAAAACATTAAAGATCCGTTCTGACGTGGATAAAATGGTCTTAGAAAATGTAACACAATGGGCTGCATCGAATAATGGCTACGGCTATAGATATACATGGTATAGAGCTCTAGGTACAACTGCTCTCATGGAATATCACCCAGCTGGCGATCACACCGCTGCTGTAGATACAACCTTAGCCGCAGTAGAATTAGTAGATTCTTCTGATTATGCTTTAGGTGCTGCAGTTGCAACAACTGCTGGAACAAACATCACAAAACCAGAATATCTTACAGGCGATACAACTGGACTTGCTAATGGATCTATCGTTAGATTAATAAGCACAGATCAAAGTAATCTTAACGGATTAGATTTTACTATTGATTCACTTTCAGCTAATACGAGTTTTGAGTTAGCTAATACTTTAGCAACTGCTCCAGGTATAATAGCTGGTGCAGGTTTTTACAGAAATGTAGCTCCTAACCTTGAAATTTACAGCTTATTCGCACCTGCAGGTAGAAATGTTGCAAATATTTCAACCGCTGCTAGTGCAGTTGTAACTACATTAGTTGATCATGGTTATGCAATAGGACAACAAGTTAAGTTTAGTGTTGATGCTGATTCTGGCATGACACAAATTAATGGTGTAACTGGTAACATTACTGCTATTACAGATGGTACGTTTACAGTTGATGTAGACACAACCGCTATGACAGCATTTACGTTTCCTGTTTATACTGATGTTCCTTGCCAAATACCTAGCTGTGTTCCAGTTGGCGATGCAAAATCAACAGTAAGTGAAACTTCTCCAAGTAAATTCTTTAATCAAGGATTTATTGGCGTAATTCTTACTGGTGGTACAACGTGGCCCGGTGGTAGTAACAACGATGTTATTAAATGGACAGCTTTTAAGGCTGTAAGCATAGATGATGAATAACATAAGGTAATACTTATGAAACTGATGGGTTTGGTTTCGTTCCTCTTCCAGGCCCATCAGTTTGAAGTAAGAGGAATTAAGGGATTTAAGCCCTAAGGGTTTGAAACCCTAAGGGCTTAAATCCCTGCGGCAGTCATTAACTTATATTTTATAAGGAGGCCATATGGCAATTACGAATAAAAATTCAAACATTAGAAACAAAGAACAACTCAGAGCAAGAGACAATGAAATGGTACGTGGTAAGTTTAATTTTGAAGAAGTTCCAGGTGGAACTTTAGTTTTCTCTTATAAGAAATATAAGGGCGATCCAATAAGAAATTATTCTCTTATTGATGGTAATGATTACGAATTACCACGTGGAGTTGCTAAACATTTAGCTTCAGCAGGAAGTTATCCAATACATGAATATCAATCAGATGAAAATGGTAAACCTGTTGTTAGAGTAGGACGTAGAAAAAGAAGATATTCTTTTGAATCTTTAGGGTTTTTTGAAGATATTGAAGACAATATAAGACCTGAAGAATCTAGAATAATCACAGTAGAAAAGATTTAAGATTGTAAACTGAAAACTGAGGAGACGGGCAAATGTCAGACGCTACATTATCTACTTTAAGTAATATTAGAACTAAGATAAGGCGGTTAACAAGAAACCCGTCTACTTCGCAACTATCTAATGCAGATTTAGATAACTATATAAACAACTTCATACTTTATGATATGCCAGCACACATAAAACTAGACACCTTAAAGACCGTATTAACATTCTATACAACACCGTATGTAGAGAAATACTCTACATCAGCTGATATATCAAATCCTTTATATAATTTTAAGAACAAATATACAAACGTTCAGGCGCCAGTGTATATAGCTGGGGAAAAGGCTACATTTAGCCAATCAAGAAACGAATTCTATGATAACTACCCAGCAACCCAAATTAAGCTTAGCATTGGTACAGGTAATGGAGTTACTACTAATTTCACAGGAACTTTATCTAACGTTCCAATTTTACAAAATTATGTATCTGCTACATCAATAGATACAAACGGAGATAGACTATTAGTTACTGATGATGGAGCTGGTAATCTTGAAGGAGATACAGGCGCAACAAGCACAATTATCTATCTTACTGGTGTATATGATATTACATTTAGTGTAGCACCAGCAGATGGAGAAACTATCTGGCTTAATACTTTACCTTATACTCCAAACAAACCAAATGCTATTCTTTATGTAGAAAATGAATTTACCGTAATGCCTGTTCCGGATTCAACTTATAGGATTGATGTAATTGCACTACAAAGACCAACTGAAATGGCTGAGACTGATGATATGCCAGAACTTTCTGAGTGGTGGCAATTTGTGAGCTATGGCGCAGCGATTAAAGTCTTACAAGACAGATTAGATATGGATACAGTACAATTACTACTTCCTGAGTTTAATAATCAAGAAACCTTGATTAATCGTCGTAAGATAGTTCAAAATGCTAGTAAAAGAGTTGCTACTATATTTACTAGTAGCTATAACAATGATCTTAAAGGAGACTTCTAATGGCATATCAAAGTGGAATTCCAGAAGCTACAGACAGGAAAAACGCATCACAGAGCGCTATTAAGGATAACTTCGGAGCGATAAAAACTGCATTTGAAACTAATCACGGTGCTTTTAATGGTGCTTTAGAGGGAAAACATAAATGGGCAAGTTTTCCTGATCAAACATCAGCTCCAACTACCGCTGCAAGTGAATTAGCTGTTTATTCTAAGGTTTCTACTCTTGGAGCTTTAGGTTCAGCTTTACATTTAAGAAAAGAAAGTGATGGTTCAGAGATTGATTTTACATCTGCAACTTTGGCAGCCACTGGTTGGTGTCGTCTTCCTTGCGGATTAATAATGAAATGGGGATTAACTACTGCAACCGGAGCAACAACTATAACATATCCAGTTGCTGCAACAACTCCTGTATTCGCTACAGCTGTATATTCTGTACAATTAACTCCATATGGAGCTGCCGCAGCTAATATGAATATAGATATAAGATTACAAGCATATGGTGGAAAAACAACTTTTGGTGTAGTAGCAACAAGAAGATATCAAAATGATTTAGACACGTGTGAGTTTACGTATTTAGCTATAGGAATCTAATTATGGCAAAAGATAAGTTTCTTATAGCGCCTTTTAAATCAGGTCTATATAAAACAGGAACACCTTTCTTGCAGCCAAAAGATGCTTTTGATGAGTTAAATAACGCCTATATATTTAGAGGTAAAATAAAGAAACGTTTTGGTTCTACGTATACAGGAAGTGCATCAACTGAAAAATTAAAACCATTATCATCGAGGTTAAGAATCAATATTGGAACTACGGATGAAAGTGGAGACTTAACTGTTAATCCAGTACTTACAGGAACAACATTTAAAGTAGGACAAACATTTTCTATTGGTGAAGAGATATTTACAATTGAAAGTGTTGCCGCTGGAGATCAGGTGTTATTAACTACTGGTGCATCCACTACACATACTTTTAACGAAGGAACAGAGGTTTTAAACATTGTTGCTTCTGGGGCTTTAGCTATTTGTTGGTTTTATTATTCAGAACCAGTAATGGGTATAACTCGATATGAAGCTGGTACTTTGAATGATCACACTACTATAGCTTTTGATACTAGATTTGCTTATACATACACAGGTTCTTATTGGTCAAGACTAGGAACTGCTGTATGGACAGGTGATAATTATGATTATTTCTGGTCTGCTAATTGGGACGGTATAGATCCTGAAGATACGTGTTTATTTACAACTAATTTTAATACAGCCGATCCAATGAGATATTATAATGGCGCTACTTGGACTAATTTTCTTCCAAAGTTTCTAACAGCTGGTGCTGCAACTGATCATATAGTTCAAACTGCAAAGATTATTTTACCATTTAAGAATAGATTACTTTTATTGAATACATATGAGTATGATGGAGCGGCTTCTACATCTCATAAGAACAGAGTCAGATATAGTTGGAATGGTAGTCCTATTGATGCAGCTGGATATGGTTGGTTAGAACCTAATCAGGCTAATGCTGGTGGAGCTGGATATATAGATGCACCTACAGAAGAAGAAATAGTATCTGCTGAATTTATTAGAGATAGATTGATAGTTTATTTCGAAAATAGTACATGGACTTTAGCTTATACAGGTAACCAGGTATTACCTTTTGTATGGCAGAAATTAAATACAGAACTTGGTTCACAGGCTACGTTCTCAAGCGTTCCATTTGATAAAGCTGTTTTGAATATTGGGCTTACTGGTATACATGAATGTAATGGAGCAAATGTATCTAGAATAGATAGTCAAATACCAGATGATATATTTAATATACTTCATGATAGTGATCAGATAAGAAGAATACACGGCATAAGAGACTACAAAGCTGAGCTAGTTTATTGGACTCTTCCTAAAATTGATGCTGATGATACGTATAGTTATCCGGATAAAATTCTTGTTTATAATTATAAGGATAATACTTGGGCATATAACGATGATTGCATTCTTACTTTTGGGTATTGCGAACAGGTTAGTGGTGAAACATGGGAAGAAGATTTCGGAACATGGGAAGAAGATGACTCAACTTGGGCTTCAGATATTGTCTTAAGTCATAATAAACAGGTAATAGGTGGTAATCAACACGGATATATATTCTTTATAACTCCAGATGAAGCTACTAATGAAGCTGTTTTATATGTATCTAATATAGGTGGAGCTGAAAATGACGAATTAGAGATTTTTCAACATAACTTATCTAATGACGACTTCGTTAAAATAACACTTCATGATTTAACTACTTTTACTGGTAGGGTTACAAAAAAAGATGATGATACTATAACGGTTGGCACTTATTCCAATGCGGCATACTTAGGTGGTGCTAATATAGAACGTATTTCTAAGATTAGTATTAAATCTACTTTATGGAATCCTTATTCTGAAAAAGGATTAGGTGTATCGGTATCAAGTGTTAATTTTTGTGTAGAAAAAACAGATGCCGGTGCAATAACTGTTGATTATACGGTTTCATCTGCTGATAATTTAAGTATGTTAAATGAAGCAAAAGTTACTGGTACAATCTTAGGGGATAATCTTCTAGAAACATCACCATATGTTGATAATGAAATGGAAGAAGTACAAGACAGGTTCTGGCATAAAGTTTACCTTCAAGCACAAGGAGAATTTGTTAGA